CGTGTCAGTATTGCATTTAATACCTTTCTCAAGGGGCACATCGGTGTCGATGAGAGCTTAACTGGACTGCAATTAGGAGAAGAGTAATGGCCCATTTTGCCCGTCTTGGCCCGAACAACGTGGTCGAACAAGTAATCGTCGTGGACAACCGCGACACTGCTGATGCTAACGGCATTGAGAAGGAGCACATCGGTGCTGCTTTCTGCGAGCGCCTGCTGGGTGGACGCTGGGTACAGACCAGCTACAACGGCAACAAGCGCAAGAACTACGCTGGTCAGGGTTATACCTATGACGAGCAGCGTGATGCGTTTATCCCGCCCAAGCCTTTTGCCTCGTGGGTTCTGAACGAAGACACCTGCCAGTGGAAGGCTCCTGTGGATATGCCGACAGATGGCGGTATGTATTCATGGGATGAGGCAACGACCTCTTGGAAAGCCACTGAGGCTGCTTGATTGGATGGATCATGAGCCTTGAGATTGATCCAGTCAAATACGGAGTGCTTTGGCAAAAAGTTCAAGAACTTGACAAGAAAGTAGACAAGCTTGAAAAAGGCATGGAAGAGCTTCTTGAACTGGCAAATAAAAGCAAAGGTGGCTTTTGGGCTGGGATGGTGCTCGTCTCTGCTATTTCTTCAATCATTGGATACTTTTCTCATTGGTTCCAATCTGGGAAATGATCATGAGCTGGGCAGACGCACTTAAAGCCATCATACCTATCGTAGTCGCTAGTTTGGCGTGGCTGCTAGGCGAGGTAGGGTCGTTTAATACACGGCTGACCAAGATAGAAGGGTCGATGCCTGCCCTCATCACACCTCAAGGTGTGCCTACGGATAGTCCTATCTCTGCCGAGCGTCGTCACGCGCTGAAGGAAGAGATTTACAAAGACCTGCATGACCTGCAAGTGCGAATCAAGCTCATGGAAGAAAGGGCAAAAAGATAATGATCCCATTACTTGCCCCGATATTGACTCAACTTGCTGGCGCTGGGCTTCAGAAAGTTGCCGACGCTGTTCTTGACAAGGGCGTTGAGCACGTAGAAGAAAAGCTGGGCATCAAGCTGACCCCTAACGAAGACGGCGTACTAGACGACAGCAAACTTGCTGACCTGCAAATGGCGGCTATGAAACATGCTGAGTTCATGGCAGAGATTGACCTGAAGAACACTCAGGATGCCCGTGACATGCAGGAAAAGGCTATGGAAAACGCTGACCCAGTTGTTCGGCGGTTTGTTTATGTGTTTGCAGCTTTCTGGTCGTTGTTTGCGGTTAGTTACATTATTATTATCACCCTCTGCAACATACCTGAGAAGAACATCAGGTTCGTAGATGTAGTGCTGGGTTTCATTATGGGAACGGTGGTATCTACCATTCTGAATTTCTTCTTTGGTTCTAGCCAGAGCAGTAAGGACAAGACCAAGGAGCTGCTAAAGAAATGAAGCTATCGCCCAACTTTTCCTTGGAGGAGCTGACCGTCAGTGACTATGCGGCAAGGAACGGTCTGGACAATACGCCTCAGAATGATCATCTGCTTAATTTAAAGCGCCTAGCAGCCTTTCTGGAGTCTCTGAGAGCCATTCTAGGCAAGCCAATCAGTATTAATTCAGCTTACCGTAGCCCTGAGGTAAACACAGCCATCAGGGGGTCTAAAACAAGCCAGCATTGTCATGGGACAGCGGCTGATATTCGGGTGTCTGGAATGACGCCTGACCAAGTTGTCAGAAAGATAATTTCTTCTACTTTACCTTTTGATCAGGTAATTAGGGAATTTTCTGACCCAGTAAAGGGTGGTGGGTGGACACATGTCAGCATCCCAAATACAAGGGGTGGCAAGCCAAGGAAGATGGCTTTGATTATTGACAAAAAAGGAACCCGCCCGTTTAAGTGATTGTTTACAGAGTAATAAGGGGGGCATAAAATGAAGGAAGTCTGGGAGAAGCCAAGGCCAAAGGATCTTGGAAAGCCAAAAAAGCTGAGTCCGAACCAAAAGAAAGCTGCGAAAAGCTTTGCCAAACGGACGGGAACGCCCTACCCCTCATTAGTCGCCAATATGCACGGCGCTAAGGCAAAGAAAGGTAATTGGTAATGACGCAAGCAGCTGTGAATTTGTTAGAGGGCTTTCATAAACATCATGTCATTCCAAGGCATCTTGGTGGCACGGATGACCCATCTAATCTTGTTCTGCTGCATCCGTATGATCACGCCATTGCCCATTTTGTAAGATGGAAAATTTACAAAACGCATGGAGATGCTTGGGCATACAACAAGCTAATTGGGGTAATTGATAAAGGCGCTCATTCAGTTAAAGGAATGAAGCATTCTGAAGAAGTAAAAATAAAAATTGGCAAAGCAAGTGCTGAAAGAAAAAGAAAGCCTCATTCAGAGGAAACTAAAAGACTTATTTCTGAAAAGAAAAAAGGTAAGCCTAGTAATAGAAAAGGTGTAAAGCTTTCTGAAGAGACAAGAAAAAAAATATCTGACTCGCATATAGGTCAAGAGGCTTGGAATAAAGGACTTAAAGGTGCTCAAGTTGCTTGGAATAAGGGCTTGAAAGGGCTTCCGTTTGCTTGCAAAAAAAGAGGCGTTGGATTAATAAAGTGGAGCGAAGAAGCCAAGCAAAGGCATTCTGAAAAGATTAAAGAAGTTTGGGCAAGGAGAAAAGGGGTGTCACTATGACTGCCGCGATGGTGATGACTTACGATTCGCTGGTAGAGGACATCTCCAGCTACCTTGAGCGTACTGACGATGCCACTCTTGAGAAGATCCCAACCTTCATCATGTTGGCTGAGCAGGTCATTGCCAGCCAGATCAAGTTTCTGGGAAACCTAGTTCCGATGGAATCTCAGATGACGGCAAGCGATCCTGTCATCCCAAAGCCTGCACGTTGGCACAAGACTGTCTCTATGAACGTGACTGTCGCCGGTAAAAAGCAGCCTGTTCTCCTTAGGAAGTATGAGTACCTGCGGGAATACTGGCCTGATCCCACAGAAACCGACATTCCTAAGTTCTACGCAGATTACGACTATACCCATTGGCTGGTAGCTCCTACGCCAGCCACAGACTATACGTTTGAAGTCCTTTACTACGAGCGGGTACAGCCGCTTGACTCTACTAACCAAACCAACTGGTTCACTCAATACGCCCCTCAGGCTCTTCTGTATGGGACTTTGCTGCAGGCCATGCCGTTCTTAAAGAACGACGATCGTATCCCGATGTGGCAGGCTCAATATGATCTGATCATACAGACCTTGAAGACTGAAGACTTGCAGCGTATTGGTGATCGTCAGGCAACTGTTCTGGACACGTAAATGAGCTACAACTCACCTTTTACTGGCACTGTCATCCAGCCAACTGATGTTTCCTATCGGGAAGTAGTCCTGACGGATAACACTCAGCTTGAGTGGCCTATCAATGGCACTGCAACTGCTAATTACACGGCAAGGATCATGGAGATCACATCTTCATCGTCTAACCTTGCTGTTTACATGCCGCCTGCAGATCAGACTTCTGTAGGTAACGATGTTCTTATTCGCAATACTGGTTCAAACACATTTACCGTCATGGATTTTGGCGGTAACAACACTATTATTTCAGTTTCAAGCGGTGAATCTAAATACATTTACATTACTGATAACCCTGACAACGAGGGCACTTGGGGCAATATTGCTTTTGGGGTTGGTTCTTCTTCTGCTGACGCAGCTACCTTGGCAGGATATGGCCTTGTTGCCCTTGCTACGACCTTAAATCAGTCTGCCCCTGTATCAACATTTAGTACCAACATTACCGCAACTACAACTTTCCGTGCCCAGACCTATGTGTGGACTGGCGGTGCAGGCACCCTGACGTTTGATACCACCTCTACGTTAGGTAATAACTGGTTCATGCACATCCGTAACGGCGGTACTGGCGCTCTCACTCTCACGCCTTCCGGTGGTACGTTGATCAATGGATCAGCCTCAATTGTCTTGCAGCCTACAGACTCCTGCATGGTGGTTTGCTCGGGCACGGCTTTTTATACAGTTGGCCTTGGTAAATCTACCCTGTTCAACTACACACAGCTGACTAAGGATGTTGCTGCTGGCGGAACCTTTACCCTGACCTCTTCTGAGGCATCTAACGTCATTCAGAAGTACACAGGAACCCTTGCTGGTAACGTGACGATCGTAGTGCCTCCGACTGTTCAGGTGTACTACATCATCAACGATACGGTTGGTGGTATTAACGACTACACAATCACTGTTACCACTGGATCTGGTGCTACTGCGACTATTTCTGCTGGTCAGCAGGCAACCCTTGTCTGTGACTCTGTAAACCTGTTTAACGCCAATACAGTTTTGGCGGGTTCTACGACGATTTCTCTTGGTAACGGTAACGTAGGTTCCCCCTCTCTTAGCTTTGCTGCTGAGGGATCTACAGGTGTGTACAGGGCTGCTGCAGGCCAGTTCAACATTGCGATTCTTGGAGTCCTGAGGTTTACTCTTGCGGCTTCTGGATTGACGATTGTTGGTGGGGTAACAGCTAACTCTGCAACCCTGACTGGGGATGTATCAGCTGCTAACGCTACGTTTAGTGGCGGGGTAACTGTTACTGGAAACGTAAGTGCAAACATTGCTACGTTTAGCGGCACTTTAACGGCTATTGGTGGGATTGCTGGCGGGACGTTCTGATGACTAAGAAGGTTTTCAGCATAGACACGTTGCCCGGTATTCAAAGGGATGGGACGTTCTTTGACAAAAGCTATTACTCAGACGGACGTTGGGTCAGGTTCCAGCGTGGACGCCCAAGGAAGGTTCTGGGCTTTCGATCCATATCCAACAAGCTCACCGGAATTTCGCGTGGAGTCTTTGTTAATTCAGAAGACGGAACTAACACAATTTTCTCTGGACATGAATCTGGTCTCCAAACCCTCACCGTGGACAATAATGGAGTGGGATCGGGGTTGGTTGACTTCAGCTTCGGCGGATCAATCTTAACGATTGGTTCTATTAACGGCGGTTCTGGATATACAAACAATACTTATGCCAATGTTTCCCTCATATCCCTTACTGGAGATGGAACTGGAGCGGTGGCTAATGTCACTGTCAGTGCTAACGCTGTATCCAATCTGTCTTTTGTCAGCAATGGCTCTTACTATCTTTCCGGCGATGTTCTAAGTTCTAGTAACGCAAGTATTGGTGGTACTGGATCTGGATGGAATGTCTCTGTTACGTCTGTAGATAGTCAGTTCACAGCCAGCGAATACAACCTTTGGCAGTTTGACTCCATGTTTGACTCACAGGGCGGTCAGACGCTTCTTTTAGCTCATCCGGGGTACAACCTAGGGCAGATTGATAGCACGGTAAATACGGCTGTTCTGGCGGCTCCTATTGGGGGTTCTGTTACTACCCCTTTGAAGGACATCAACGGGCCATCTCCTACTGGTCAGACGATTGAAGTTTCTGGTGGTGTTTGTGTCCTACACCCCTATGTGTTTGTGTACGGCAACAATGGCTTGATTAAGAACTGTGTTGCTGGAGATCCATTCAATTGGAATGGCGCTGACGCTAACGAGACGAATGCTTCTGCCACGAAGGTTGTTAAGGGCTTGCCAGTTCGAGGCGGTTCTAACTCGCCTTCTGGGCTGTTCTGGGCTTTAGACTCTTTAATCCGGGTTAGTTATGCCCCAACTCAGATTACTGTTGGCGGTACGACCTCTACCATTTACTGGCGCTATGACATTATTTCGACGCAGACATCCATACTGTCTTCTCAATGTGTCATTGAGTACGATGGCATTTATTACTGGATTGGTGTTGATCGTTTCCTTCTCTACAACGGTGTTGTAAAGGAAATCCCGAACAACATGAACCAGAACTATTTCTTTGACAATCTGAACTACAGTCAGAGACAAAAGGTCTGGGCAACTAAAGTTCCGAGGTATGGTGAGATCTGGTGGTTCTACCCGAACGGTGACTCTACAGAGTGTAATGACGCCATCATCTACAACATTCGTGAGAACACTTGGTACGACGCTGGTACGTCTGTAGGCGCTCGTAGGTCAGCAGGCTACTTCTCTCAGGTCTTGGCTTATCCGGTAAATGCAGGCACTGAGCTGTCTGTTTCTGAGTCTATCTTTACTCAACAGATTACGACCTCTGCAGGCAATAACACCTTTACAACTGCTGTGACTAACCAAATTGCATTGGGTCAGGTGGTTGTTTCTAATAATGTAACTTCAGGAGCTACGATTACTGCAATTGCTCCTGCTAATACTACGAACAATCTGACAGTTACCATATCTGCAACTTGCCTGAATGCTGCGACGGAGATTGCAGACTTCAGGACTGAGGCTGGTTTGACTACGGTTTGGCAGCATGAGTATGGGGTTGATCAAGTCAATGGAGAGCGCGTAGACGCCATTGAGAGCTATTTCCAGACCTCAGACCTAGGTTGGGTCAATGGAGGCCCTGCAGCGTCTCCTGAGCCTGCTAGAGCTGGCGTAGGGGATAACTTCTGGCTGCATCTGGAGCGGGTTGAGCCTGACTTCTTGCAAAGCGGAGAGATGACTTTGTACGTAGTAGGCCGTCCTTATGCTCAGGGTGAAGATAAGGTGTCAAATCCCTATGTTTTCAGCCCGACAACCGGCAAAATTGACATGCGTGAGCAGCGCCGAGAACTAAGGTTGAAGTTTGTCAGCAATGAGGCAGGCGGAAACTACCAGATGGGACGAGTCCTTCTGAACGCCAACATTGGTGACGTAAGGGGCTATGGTGGCTAACGTAGCTCTGGTCTATGACCCTAGGTATCACACTTGGGATTCATGGGCTTGCTTGATGTGTGAACTGTATGCAACTCAGATGCTGATGATGCCTCCTCCAGAGGATCAATGGAAGCAGTGGGCAGAGGGTCTGAAGGCGATTGATGTATTTACGAACGAAGGCATACCGGGGCCTGCCATCTATGATGATTGGATGGAGTGGGCTCAAGCGGTAGTTGGCGCT